TGCAAGTACATGTTGATCAATTGATCTGACCAGCTTTTCCATGTCAGGTTCTGACAGCAGGGGTATAAGTTCTGTCATTTTATCATTCATTGTGGCACGTATGGAGTGTCCATTAATGCCAGTCATGATGTTTTTAAGTCCTGCCTCATATCCTGCATCAACAAGAGTACCTGCACCACTGTAAAAATTATACAGGAAAGGTGTTTTTTGTACCTTTTTATACCATAATTGTTTACCGCAGAAGTTGAGCGAGCTGCTGTGACTTAGCTTTATATCTGGATGGATCATAGCTTTGTTTCTTCCAGTGTGATCAATCTGTTGAGGTAGAACTGGGCTTTCTTGAGATCCTCAAGTGGATTACCTGTCTTCCGGCCTGCTCTAACCACGTATTTGATTATATTTCCAGTGTGAAAGTTTACACCCCACTCCTCTATAGCATCAAGCACCTCAATCTTTGAGAATGTATAGTGGGCAGGGTGGTTTACAGGATCATGTTTAACAGTCTGCGACATGATCTTCATCCTCTTGACCGCTATCTGAGAAGAACTCAGACTCTAGGGCTTCCTCCTCGTGAGGGAGTAGAGAATAACTCAGGACTTCATAAGGAACCTGACTATTACTAAGGAAAGCAATCACTGGCTCACGCCCAGGCCAGTTCACAAAGACATCACGATACACCCTATCGTATCTATCCTTGGAACTATCTGAAGTGGTGCTATTAATCCAGCGGTTGTTGGGATGGAAGTTGTGCTGGCTATCTGCAGACCACAACATGTTGATAAGCGTATCAAGACAGCCTGCATCAGTGTAGTTGCCTGACATTGGTTTGAATATTCTTACTATCATTAACAGTCTCCGTATAATGTTTTAACAGTCATTTCTAATTTAATTGACCCACATATTCCTTCGTTGGGAATATCCTCAAATGCATGAAGTATTTGCCCAAGAGCCTCATCTGAGATATTAAAGAATTTCATGTCAGCAATCATGGCTTGCTCTTTTTCCCCACTTCCCCATATGTCCCATGCTTTGACAGTTATCTCATTATCATAGGCAAATGAGATGTTTTTACGCCATTGCTGACGTAAGTTACCCATCTTAATTTGCTGGTTAAGACTGTCTACTTCCTCTTGAAGGGCTTCCACTTTTTGTGAAGGGGTCAAAGTCTTTTGCTGTTTTTCAGCCATCCTGTCTCTTAATATTTTATCGTTAAAAAAATCGGACTTAACGGACCCACATACGAATTCTTAATATTAAACTCATAGAATTCATATGCTTCATCAGCGTTCCATCCGTTTCTAACCATTAGTTTGTGAACAACCTTTTTCTCATCGTAAACCAACACTGGATCAAGCCCAAGTCTCTCTCCAATTCCAACTATTGCCTCATCGTGACCATCGATCTGCATCATGTCAGGATTTGTTTCAAGCATAGACTCGTATTCAAATGTGTTAGTTTTTCCCATGTAACTTCTTGAGATGCAAAGAGTGTGCCTTCATACGTTTCCTCTCAGACTCTTCTTGCTCTTTTTGTTCATTAAGATGAGTTTGCATGTATCCATACCATTGTTCACGCTGTTTCAGCGATCTTCTCATTCTTATTTTGCTTTGAAATGTACTCACAATCCCTCCCATTGTGTAATTGTAAGCGTTCAGTTGAAGGATTCCAACTACTCACATTATACTCTGTCAGTGGAATACATTCACCTGTAATTGTAGGATCTACACAGTGATCTATGTTAAAAAAGAATACATGGCATACCCTACTTGTGTACCTATTCATATGTTTTAATGCAGCATTCATGCCATCATGTGATTTCTGCCAATAAGTTTTTCCAGTGTGCGTGTCAACTGTTAGTGCTTGAACTAGCATGATTTTCCTGTTAGTATTTTGTTATGTTGAAGTCGCCTTTCGGGACTTCTTATTTTAATCTTTGCTTTGAAAGGAAGATATGGCTTATAGTATAGAATCTTTTCATCAGGTTGCTAGGGACTACACCCTTGGATTTGATGAGATGTTTGATCAGCTTTTCTCCATCATGGAGAATCGTGTGTCCCTCCCCAATTTCCCTCCGTACAATATCGTTAAGCTCAGTGACGATCTCTATCAGATTCAGATAGCTCTTGCAGGAATGTGTGAAGATGATATTACTGTAGAGGTTATTGAACAAAAGCTTATTGTTAAA